TTTGATACCCTGCACCAGATAACTTTCGTCAATCTTAAAGACCTCAGCAGGGTATTCTTTGTTTGTCTGAACTGCTACGATATAGCACTCTGTTACCTCATAGCCTGGGTAAGCTGTCTCCAAGCACATACGGTAGTATGCAAGTTGGCGATGGTAACGGTACATACCTACAGTCTCTTCAAAGCGACCCAAAGGCTTAGCAGTTGTTTTTAAATCTACTAATGTGATTGACTTAGTCTTGTGGTCAAACAAAACGCGGTCAACCTTTGCCTTGATTGGTACATTGATAAGCTGGTCATTCTCTGCAGGCCACTCCAAGTCGAAGGTAATCTCCGTCTCAGCCATAGCCTCATCAAACTTTCCAAAGCCGTCTTTGCAGATCAACTCATTGGCAGCTTCATGCATCTTGATAGACTCAATACACCCTTGTACAGTGTGGTAAGTAGCAGGGTCGACAATCATTTTGCCAGCACTGGTACAGATACACTTCCAGTAATCATTACCGTCCTTTAAGATACGGTTGATTTTAGTCTGCAGCCCATTGCTTTTATAGAAGTCAGCTGGGATGACTGCTTGCCAAGTGTCCTCTTGAATAGAGTCTAGCTCGGTAATAGGTACATCCTCTGCTTCTATATCGCTGTACAGTCTGTTGTACAAAGAATCGATAATGTCCTGAGTTTTAGGACCGGGCACATTCTCTGGGATAATGTCGAGCTTGCCAGGTTCTAGCAGCTCTTCATGGATAAGCGTACCAATCTCAAAAGATTTGGAGGACTTCTGTTCCAGTTGTCCGTCAAGAAATTTCCGGAAGAGCCGGGGATTACCCCCGGTCTCCGGATCAATGTAGTTCAGTGAGCTATTGCTTACTGCTTTAATTTCAAAGTAGCTCATGTGAAAAGCGTCAGTTGGTGTGATGTAATCTCCTTGTATTCTTCGTCAGTAAGATACTGCTCAGTCGTAAGGTCAAACCACATGTTCTCTGCTTTATCCCATATGAAGTCGTACCCTGTGCTTCCATTAGTAGCGTCATCGTACTCCTCAATCTCATCAAAGATATTGCTTCGGTATAGAGATGAGCCGCTAGGCTTACGGTAGTTAGCAAAGTCTCCATAGAAACGCATGCCTTCCACATCTACTGTATCATTGAAGTAAAGCCAAGCCGTAGCTACGACACCATTGTCTAGCTTAACCTTTATCTCTTTACGCTGGTACCACTCAGGATGGTTCTCTAAACGATCGACCTCCTTAAGAGTCTCGTCGTTTACAGCGTACACTTCTACAGTTAGGTTGTTACCGTCTTCCCTATGACCGGAAGCAACATACGGAATGCCTTCACACACCATAGCATACTGATCAATAGTAACACCGCTATCTAGAAGACGGGCATCACTAAGTAACCGGTGATTGCCAAAGCCTTTACGTAATGTGCCGTATACAGCAATCAAGTGAGGCTTGTCAATTACGTTCGGCTTGCTATAGTATACGCCGTCTTTCTCGTGCCACTTGCCAATACGGTTAACGTAGACCTTGCCTGCTTTACTCATACGGGTATAGACAAAGCGACTATCAGTAAGAGATAGGATATCCTTCCATGTTTGCCAGGGAGATTTACGCAAGGTCTCTGCCACGAAACGAGTGTCAGACTTCTTTATATCCCATGTATGAGGTACTTGTACGGTACCGTTATGGAATAGCCAGTTGTGTTCATTAACTTGAACTGGGTGCGTATTCGCTAGGTTAGTCTCTCCCATTGTTGTTAGGCGAGAGTGGAAGATATACGGACGCTCAGACTGTAGCCAGTCCTGAGCTTCTGCAATGTTCATAGTACGGTAGATGTTACCGTCGTCTAGGGTTTGGATACCAAATCCATGGGGGTTGTATGCCAGCGCTTGGGCGGCAATAGAGGGATCAAGCTTCCCGGTTTGCTTCTTGACTATAATCACACACATCGAGAGTGAGTTGTTTTAAATTTGACTTAACCGTAGGGTCGGGCTGGACAATGAGTCTGTTCCTTACTCCGGTTGGAATTAGAGTGCGCACCTTGCTATAGGCTTTCCACTCGATTGATTCTACTGCAAAGGCTTTGCTATATGCAGCAGCAAGCATGACTTTCTCGCCATACTTCTTTTGGTACAGGCTATAGATATGAGACCCAAGCGGAGTATTGATATCAAGCAAGTCCTTGTATATAGTATCCCATGACAGATCGTCGTACTTTACATTAGTAAAGAGGATACGCAAGAGCTTTACTCGCCACTCTAGCTGCTTAAGGTTTTTAATAGCACTGAAGATTCTAATCTCCATGCGATCGGAGTGCCCAAGATTGATAGCATTGTATCGCTCTGCATAGTCGTTCTTAGTATAGAACTTAGAGTAGCCCCTCCGCTTAGCCCGCTTAGGGTACAAAGCATAAAGAAGCGGGATAATCTGAGCAGCCTTATCAATATACCACTGAGGAGTAGCGTCGTGTTTAGAGATGGTAATGTGCCCACCGCACTGAAAGTTTACGCTTGAGTGGATGAGGTAATTAAGTACAGGCTCACTAAGGTGTTGCTTGTATACATCATTGGCTAGATTGTAGATAGGACTGATAATCTCAAAGCCATGCATGCCCAGGGAGCCGTCACGTTCTGCACGCCAAGAGTGAGGAAGGTATTCTTCTCTACACCCTTGGTATAGCTGACAGATATGTTTACCTTGGAGATCTTCTTTCTCTGCCTCGATACCAAAGCGATACTTTGTGCGTGGGCTAGTCTCCCACATAGCGCTAACAGAGTGATAGCCATATAAGTCTCCGTGACTGAAAGGAGCATCTTCGGATAATGCTTCATACATGTCTTCTCTTACTTCGGTTGGCATGGCGTATCCATATTATCAAACTGGTTTACTACATGAAATACTTTCATGATAAATACATCTGCATCTGCATCTCCGTTGCGGTAGAGTTTGACTGCATGGGATACATCTCTCATACATTTTTGTGCGTATTCTAATTCCGGCGCACCAGCCGTCATACCACTCGAAATTTCTTCGTGGTAATGCTCTTTTAACTTGCCCATTTTATATGGAATAAAGGTGTGAAGGGTCTGGTATATCCAGACTTAGATTCTCGACAGCCCACTGTCGAATGTTGTCTATGTAAAGCTTGAACTCTTTAGTAGACATATCTTTAGTGGACTTCTTGGTCAGTGCAATAACGCGTCCTGTTTCAGGATGGTAGAGTTCTTCTTTAGCGAAGAGTTCTTTCATCACTTCATGGACGATATCGCGTGTTAGATTGCCGGTTCTACCAGTGACTAAGTCGCCTGCTTGGTATCCGGATGATTCAAGTTCTTCTCGAATCATGTACAGCAGTGTGCCCCAGTAGTATCTATTCTGGGGATTGCTGCGTAGTCGTACACTGTTGATTGTTACTTCAACGTCGTGTCCTTCGAGCTTACGTAGCTCGTTGTGAAATTGAAGATCTTCATACGGGACTAGTATCCCGTCTTTAATCTTCCCTGTAATATGAATCATACATAGAAAAGCGTGTGCTCTCTTGTGTCTGATGTAATAGTAAATACTAGTTTACGTTCTTCTGTAGTTTTTACTGGAAAGAACTCCATGCTAGCTGCCTTACTAACATACTTGATGTTGTCATCAGGTATGAGTTTTTCATTTACGATAAGGTCTTGGAACACCTTGAGGTAGATCCATTTGTTATCTAAATCCCAGTCGGCTTTACCTGCTACATCATACATAGCACAACTGATTTGAATTGGAAACTTGTCTTTAGGAATCTTCCGAACCTTCCTAAGGTAAGGGCGGAAAGCATCCTTAATTGCATTAACGACTTTGACTCGCATGACTGGTCTTGTATTGCCAGCATAGAAGTCTTGCCCGTTAATCTTCTTCATACGCGGGGTGTTTACACTCCTTGCGTTACGAATGATAGGTTGCCCATCGTTAGTACATAGCCTACCCTTTCGGTCATATCCGAAGGTAGGATCTTGGTACTTCTTTGGGATCTTATCCTTACTAGTGTAGTAAGTCGGTCGTCTCCGGTTGCTCATCTTTACGTGAGTGATGAACTCCGGAATCGTAATCGTCACGATATGTGCCATACCATAAAGATATGTGTTTATCTACCTCGCTTCGACCGTGCATCTGTACTAAGTCGCTTATATCCTTAGCTTTATAGTCAATGCTGCCGAATCTACCATTGGTTAGAAACATAGGTTCGATGCCATACTTCTTCCGCATGTAGTTTGCCATAGTCACACCCGCTCGGTCAAAGTCGTAGAGACTTTTGACTATCGGAGCTTCTTCAAGCAAACTTGCAATCCACTCAGGGTCAGGGTATACCGTCTCCGATTGTGGGGCGAAAGCTGTAAAGCCAAACTCATGTAGCACCATGACATCCTTCATACTCTTAGTAATGATAACGCCTCTGCTGATATCACGCGGTACCTGGTATCCTTGAACGATGCTGCAGTTACACATAAACCTATTGGTTTTACGTTTCGGGAAATAGATCTTGTACTGATCATCTCCGAAGTCATATGCATATGCAGGGTCACCTTTCCTATAGGAATAGATACACTTGCCGTTCAACCATGCTGCCTCCAAAGGTGGCACATGGAAATGTAAGAGGGTTGCTTTACTGATACCGAACTGAGTCCAGTACTCACGGTCTTCATCATTAAATGCGCGTCTCTTAATTTGTATAACAGTTTCCCTCCGTTGGAAAGTGACAAGGTGCGGATAGTCCTTTCGTTCTACCCGCACCCCATCAATCAATCCGAAGTCATTTGCAATAATTTCTAGTGCCTCGTGAAAGGAGCAGTTGTAGATATGCATTACAATCTTGAAACAACCGCCGCTTAGAAATCCAGCAAAGTCCTTGAATATCAGCGAGCCTTCTTTGTTGTAGAAGAATCCACAGGTTGGGTTCTTATCCTCACGTAGAGGACTAAGAAACCTAGTCCGAAGCTTGATGGGCACCTTGAGATAGTGCTGCATTATCTGCTCTTGACTAAGCTCACCTAGGATATAATCTGCACTTAGATCAGGCTTGAGCTGATACATTACCAGGGAGCTGTGTCTTCTGTAGTAGCTGTAGCTTTCTCATTATCAGACCATGCATCGCCACTGCTATCAGGAGCAGCCGCTTCAACGATGTCCCACTTAGGGTCAATCACCAAGCGGTTAGGCTCACGCATAGGTTGGATGAATGGCTTGAACGCACGGTTAGGGAACGTGGTGTACTGACTGTTCTTCTTGTAGACAATCTTAACACGGCACGGTACATCTACGTACGTTTCTCCAAGCATCTTGATCACGCCATCAGCAAACTCCTTGAAGTTCTTTGCACGGAATACACACTTGTCCTTAGGGATAAAGCATGACAACACGTGCTTGATACGCTCACCTTGTGCGTCGAACTGCTGCTTGACGTAAGACTCAGCATCAGCTTGACTCTTGCCCCAGCCTTTAGCAAGCTCGGTCAATCGGTCAGCGTCAATAGGAAACTCGATGTGTGTGAAGCTAGAGCTAGCTGCATCACTAAAGAGAAACTTGAGCACATCATCTCCGCTGCCATCAGCTTTCAGAGGTTCATACACTACATCTTTGAGGCTCACATTTTCTGTGATGCCTGCAGGGATACGAGAACCTCCGCTTGAGGCTCCTGTTTGTTCATCAAATCCGTACATTATTGGATAGTATCAGGGTATACAGTCTCCCACTTTAATTCAATCAACTGACCTGCAAGGGTAGGGACACGACACCCTGCATCAGTATTAACTCCGGTTCTAAAATCTACCATAATCTTATCATCCTCACGAAGGATACGTCCAACACCATCCATGATAGAACACAGATGAGTCTTGAGTTTACCTGTAAGGTTAATCTTCTGTACCTCTACGCCTTCATCGTCGTGTCCATCTTTCTGATGGCCTACGATAATGATGTGCTTAGAAGCACGAGCAAACTGTTCGACGATAGCAATGACTTGACTACGCAA